ATTCAGTNTCAACCTTTATTTACATCTTTTTTTTTTTTGGTGTATTCCTTACTCCGCTCTGCCCTGTGCTCCTCAGCCTCTCGTTTCAATGTAGCGTTCATGTAGCGAAGCACAAATGCGACACCTGCTGACACGATGACTAGCACCATGAGTTGATCTAATATAGCAATCATATGGGATTATCCTATTCTTTGCATCTCTTAACCTAGTTATTTGAAAAACTTGTCAGAATATCTATCTCTTTGATAAAAATTCTCTTCGTTATCTTTAACCAATTTCTTTACTCTAGGAAACCATGTATTGAATGCTTTAACAATTTTGTCTGGTGAACCTTTAGATTTACGGAACTTAGTCTTTAAACCTTGCATTGCATAATGAGTTCCTTCCTCTGGTTTTAGATTAATTCTTCCTAGTGAGTTGGATGCTTCATATTTACCATCTTTATAATAAACGACAAACGAGTGGTACATCGGATCATTCTGTCGAATACCACTACCCCATTCAGATTTATCACCGATAAGACCTAAATCGAAACTGATAGCATCCAGACCTAGCATGTTTCTAATCTTGATTCTAATCCATCCATTAGGGAAAGACTTCTTGAATGCAGTTTCAATCGCTGCCATTACATCTTCAGGTGTTACTACACCTTCTGAAACTAATGTAAAATCTTCCTTGCCTTTTGCTTCTGATGTAACTGCTTCTTGGATGAAGTCTTTGTATGTTTTTGTCATTATAACCCGATTTATGTTATGTTGTCAACACTTATTTTCAATTATTTTATCTTTGCGTATAATTCAGTCTTAGCATATTTTTCGATAAAACTTAGAACGGTTGATCCAATTCCAGATACATCAGTTGTTGATAATGTTTTTGTTCCGACTGATACCATAATGAGACCCCTATCATAAAAGTGGACAGTGAAAGTTTTAAATAACTTGACCTTATCACCAAGCGAAAATCCATTCTTCGATTGTTTCTTAAATTCATTGTTGATCATATTTCTTAGAGATACTTCAAAGTCGTAATCTATAGAAACTTGAATGAAAGTATTACCGCCTTGTAATATTTCACCCTGCCCATCAGTAGTATACTTATCAAAATCATCAGCAATACCCTTTATTTTAGATATGAACGGCAATGCTTTTGTTGTTTTTAACTCCACCCACACCATACTTGATGTTCCACCATATTGAGTTTTAACCGATACATCCCTTGATGATAATCTAAACTCTTTTACTAGTATGCTGCGTATAGCAATTGCTTCATCTTTGCCTTCTAGAAGAATTCTTGATGATTCTATTAGTGATTCTTGATGTGTCATTTTATTTTCTCTCTTATTTCTCTAAGGTATGGGTCATTATAACCCGATTTAAAATCGGGTTATAATTATTATAACCCGATTTATGTTATGTTGTCAAGTACTATTTATATTTATAATGCTCTTCCCTTTTTGATCACGGCATCTTTGCCCCAGTCAAACGGTTTGAATATTAAGACATCCTTAACATCTACTAAGACTTTTCTTCCGCCTAATGGTGTGTAAGGTGTCTTATCGACATCATTGATGAATCCAAACTCACCTTTAGAGTTCATAGCACCAACAGCACCAGCAGTCCCAGAACCACCCATAGCAGACGCGAACTTGCTGCCAGTGTTTGAGATTGCCACCGCAAACACTTTACCTTCTCCACTTGCTTCTTGAATAAATTCTTTGTACGACATTAGATTTCCCTTTGATTATTTGTGTGTCTTTAAAATGGTTTTAGATATACCAGACCAAATGGATTCTACTGCTTCCATATGTTTGTTTATTTTAGCAAAATCCTTATCATATTTTGCACCTGCCAATCCTAAAAACGGTGAGTCCTTTTCAGACATAGTTGCCACATTCATCAATGCCGTGTGGAATGCTTCTACTTCATTCTTTAGATTTTTATTCTCTTCGTTAATACTTTGTGATAGTAGTGATTCAAGAATTGTTTGCTTATATGATTTTGTCATTGTGGTTTCCTTTGTTTATTTTTTAAGTATGCGTCATTATAATACGAATACGTTAGGTTGTCAAGACTTATTTATAAAATCTAGTATGTTACAGTAATTTCATTAACATCCATCTTAACACCTAGAATATCTTGAAATCCTTTCATGCTTGATGTTAATATAGGTTTCAGTTTCTTCCATATCTTAGTCATTAACTTTAACACCCACTTCTTCACTTTATTAATAAGTGCACTGCCTTTGTCCTTTATATTCCCAATGAAATCTGACCACCCCTCATTCAATTCCATTTCAACTTCTTTGATAGCATTTTCTATAATAGAGTTTAATGTAACTTCTTCATATGCATTGGTATCTTCGCTAACTATACCTTTCAAACCAATCCAAGCAGATCCACCCTCACCTGATGATTTAAATGATACATTAAAAGATGTTGCCCCAGTATAATCATCTATCAACGTCTTATCAATCTCTTGAATCTTACCAAACCCACCATCATTAAACTTCATCATGTGTGTTGCACGTGGTTTAGTGTCTTTAAATTTAGATTGTCCTGTCATCGCTTCTTTCACAACTTCATATTTAAGATCTCTGTTGTTGAACATATCACTTACTGCTTTGGTCAAAATTGTGTTACCTGTCATCTTCTCTTGTATTTGTTTTCCAAGGTCAGTATCACCTTTCGACAATTTAGTAATTGACATTCCTGTAGGAAGACTCAGTGCCTTTTTATAGAAGTGTTCTGTTATATCTGATGTTAGTGATCCCCATGCTTTCTCTATGTCGGTATTGAAACTATCGGAACCTTTAAACTTATCAAAGGCAAATCCAAGTGTTGCAAGTGTTTCACCTTTACCACCAGACATTAGTTGAGAACCACCTTGTTTTTTAAGAGAGATGTGTGTGTTTCCGATAAACATATCAGTCTTAGGTGTTTTCGTTGATGCCGATGCAGATTTATCAGTGGCAGATTTAAAGTAATCATTCCATTCCTNTGTTAATGCAGAAACACCAGATCCAAAGTGGTGCATTACTCCTTTAGGATTTGGAAAACTATTCTCTACAATTTCCAAACCCTTTTCAAGATAGTCATCATACTTGTCTTTCCATTTCATAGGAACATCATCACCACCACGGTTCTTAGTTCCTGCTAATTCGATTCCCTCTGCTTTATCAACACCTTTGCTTATCATATTATAAGCACAACATATAATAACTTCCCATTCAGCACCAGATGGTTCTTTTGACCCGTCACCAGTAGAGAATCCATTGCCATCTTTAGATAAATTTAAATCTTTTAACCCTTTAACTGAGTAAGAATTTTTTAGTATAGATTCCATCTCTTTAGTCTTAAAGAAATTATTTTCCATGTATTTGATTAATGGATCATCTGCTTCTAACTTTTTTATTTTTTCACCATCTTCAGTTTTAAGTGTACCAGCAATTGCTTTATCAATAAAGTCCGCTCGATTGTTTCGTTTAAAGAATTCGAGATAGTTTAGCATTATGGATTCTGATAATACTTCTTCTGTGTAAAATGACCTGAATGACTTCATTAAAGTTTCCTTGTTTTTATGTAATTATAGATTGTCAAGAGTTATTTACAAAATGTCTTGCATCTTATCAAACTCACCCCAAAGTTCTTTGGGCATTGACTTCTTGAATGTTTCAATATCATCATCTTTAATAGCGGTTCGTACAATAGTAGCAGAAGTGACTCTAGGAGTTTCTTTCATTGTGACCGTGATCTGTTTATCTTCGGGCATCTGTTTATTGAATGAATCAATTTGACCTTGATACCCTTTGAATCTATCCGCACCCGCATAGATAGCAGTTACTTCATTACCGTCCTTTCTTATTAGAGAAATGATATCAGGCACATATCCAGTAGGAACGACTATAACCTTTGCTTTAGTTTTTAACTTCTTTAAGAGTTCTAATTGATAAGTTGTATCAAATGGATTCTTGTTTTTATCTAGTGAAGTCTTAGCACCTTTTACTAATGCAACAATAGGATTATTCATCATCTTAATAATAGCAAGATGTGCTTTATGAACGGGTTGCATTCTTCCAAGGAATAGTTCTACAGATTTCTTTTGGATTGGTAGATAATCTGTAGGATTAAGTGCTTCTGTTATAAATTCTATGTATGTTTTCATATTGCCTTATGGTAATTAAATTACGCAGTCTAAGTAATTTTCTGACTTGATTTCTATATATTTAGCATTATTTTTTCTAAAGACCCATACAGGTTCAATAAAGGTTTCCCTCATTTCTTCGGTGTTTGGTCTTGCCATCATACGCATACCTATCTTTCCAATGTAATTGCTTTGATCGAATGCAGCAAATGTATCAACCATTTCATCACATAATTTATGTCGTTTGCCAGTTTTACTTGATGGTTCTATAATATTGATCATCATAAACCCATCGGATTTAATAGTACCCCAAACGAGTTCAGTCACTTTAAAAAAGAAGTCATATTTCCATTTATCGAAACTATCATATCTTGACCAAGATTGATCATCAATACAATCTGTAGATTCACCATAAGTTTCAGTTGAGAAATAAGGTGGTGATGTAAAATAAAAATCAAATGTATTTTGATATAGATTCCAATCAACATCTTCAGATGGTTTTCTCCATATCTTCACAGTTTTTTTACCGACACATTCAAAGTAATCTTCTGATTCGGTTAGTACTGGATTAGATCCTAGCACGGTTTCATACATAATACATTGTTCTTTATAGACTTCAAAAACATCTGGATTAGGATCACACCCAACATATAATTCAGTAGAAGGTGTAGCATAGAACCCTGCTAATCTATCACCCCATCCACAAGAAGTGTCTAATACATTTACGGCATTATGTTTTTCATATAATGCTTTAGCAACAGTAGGTTTAAATTGTGTTGCTGTATATGTTCCTAATCTAAATGCTGTAAGGAAACTTCGTCTTGTTAGACCAGAGTCACCCATGACACCTTCTCTCCACCAAGTCCAATTCATAGATGCTAATAGTTTTTCATCATTCCAAATTTCTGTTGGTGCTTTATTTTTATTAGAACCACACCCCAATCTATTACTTTGTTGGAAGTAGTTTGATATGATATTGAATGAGTGACTTTTATCAATAACCCCTAGAGGTGCATCATAGTATGGATACTTGTAATCATATCGTTCTTTCACATTAGGAAAGTCTTTATAGTAAGATATCATAGAGGTAGAGCAAAACCTTCTAAATGTTGCAATGAAAGTATGTCTATCAAATTTCCGGAATGGGAATCCTATTTCATTTTCATGCACATATCTTGCCAATGCAACTCTTATATCATTTTTCTCATAGGTGTTTTTAAACTTTATCCATTCATCATTAGATAAATTAGGGATACCATCTTCATCACAGTTATTTTTAAAGTATTCAACAATTTCACATAATTCCATTCAGTAGTACCCTCTTTCAATTTATCTAATTATTATATATTATATCATAGAGTAGTTACTATGTCAACATATCATAATATCTCCAACTCCTTTAATTGAGCGACTACTTTGTTGATAATATTCTTCCTATCTAATGTCAATCCACTAGGTTTATGAATACGTGTCTTCTCTTTACGAATACCATACAATAATATCCGAAACAGATCCTCTGCATACCAATACCTAGATATCAACTTCCTCATACCAGCAGGAATTAAAGCAGCAGATACATTCGAATATCTGTTATCCAGCACATCATCCTTATAATCTTCAACTTTACCCATATCCTGTGCAACTTTAAAAATGATAGAACCAGTTAATGCTGATATGAATTGAATATATCTTGCATCCTTACTTTGAAATGCCATAACCTTTGCCATGCTTCTCTTGTTGTTCAAGATACTAATAATAGCAACATTAAGATGTTTATAAGCAGTGCTAGAAATCAACTCATAGAAATCATTAGATTTATCACCACTCTTATCCATAATAGTAACGGTGAACATATTATCAGTCAATTTATATACTTGACCAGACTCAGTATAAATCACGATACCTTCAATGAAATTACCAGCAAGAAATGCATGAGCAGGTTTCAATGTAAACACTGATAACATTTCTGCCGCAAAATCTTTACCACTAATAACATCAGGGTTCTCTACTAGTTTATTAATCAAATCTTTTTGTTTGGTATTCAATAGTCCAGAATGAATAACAGGTGGTGGTGTGATTTCAAGTATATCAGAAACCTTATCATATAAAGGATCATTAAGAGGTAATGATTTACCACCAAGTTTAATCCAAGAAATAATCATACCATTCCTTGGTGGTGTATCCCATTTAATGATTGTGCTGATCTTGGGGTTATAGATTTCTGTTGCAATAATAATATCGTTTGGAAGTTTTGACCAATCAGTTGTTTCAAGGTGTGCAATAAACGTTTCACGTATATCAGAACCTGCTCTAACAATTTTGTCAATCTCTTGTTTCATTTCTCTATTGTAGTACTTCAATCCAGTAGATTCTTTTTTAACAATCATACTAGAGGTATCAATTTTCAGATTGATATACACTTTATTATTCAGTATATCATCAAGAAATGCTTGACCTTTTTTATTGAATACCTTGAATAAATGATCAAGTTCTAATAGTAAAAACTTCTCTGTCACATATGTTTTAAATGATTTCATTATTACTACCCCTCGAATATTCCATAAGTTGATATGCCATCTTCCTTAATACTAACAGCATCATAACCAAATACTTTTAAGAATCTTACAATAGACTCTTTTGATTTATTGTCTTTCCAATACTCCATAGTTTTAAGTTCGTTATTTCCAAAGAAATCTTTAAAGACTTTCATTTCAGATCTTGCAACATCCATATCAAGTTTTGATCGGTCAGCACCCTTGATAGCCATACCGGCTAAAGAAGTCGGATTAAGTTTGAAACTGTCGTGGGATAAATTCAAGACACTTTTCAAGTTGAATGTCTTGGAATCCACTTTACCATTTTCTCTTGCTTTAGCGTAACCAGTAGCCAATTCTTTATCAGTTGACCACCATGTCATAAACTTTGTGTCTGACCCTTTACCATGACCTCTATAAAGTGTCACCTTGGTACTTTCTGTCACAAATGTTTTAAATGATTTCATGATAGGATTCCGTATGTAATGACACCATCTTCCTTTGCCAACAGTGCAGTGATTCCCATCTCTTTAAGATATGCTATAACCTTTTCACTACCGACTTTATGTAAGAACTTGGGGAGTGCATTAGTTGCAGATCCTCCACCGAAATGATATACAGCAGCATCATATAATTCTTGTGCTTTCTTACTTTTAGTCTTCTTCACCGCATCCAATATATCTTTCACTGTTCCTGTGCGATTGATCTCTCCTATGTCTGCAATTTTATGAGACTTCGGGTTGAACTTCATCTCAGAAACTTCCTCACCATATTCCGATGCCAACTCTTTATCAGGGGAAATCCAAGTGATCCCTTTGTGATTTGGTTTATTGGGATTAGCACCCTTTGCATGTCCTCTATAGAATTTCTGTTCAGAGAGGTCTTGGTATTTAAGAAGATTCGATTTATATGACATTGCCTGAGATCCAGTGGTTGAAGTATTAGTCCACTTTGGGAATAACTTTTCCATCTCACCAGATAATCTTGCACCCATTTCTGCACCAGATTCTTCAGCAAGAACTTCGTTTATAAACTCTTTATAATTTTTCATTTTATTGACCCTCTTGCATCGTTCTTCATTTTAGTTATAATAGTATCAACTTGTTTCATTGTTTTCTTACGAAATGATAACAATATATCTAGAGTTTCTTCAGACTCTGCTAAAGAGTGTATATGCCTGTACTCAGTATCAAATGCATAACTACCTCGTCTAACACCAAGATCATTTAATGACCAAAATGGTGTTCTCATTATTACAGTTCTAAAGATTCTTAAGAAACCATCTTTAACAGGGATTAAGTAAGTGTCTGTATTCCAATTCTCACCTTTAAGTTCTTTCTCAATTGCCAATTTAAAGTCTGCTCGTGTCATCTTACCAGAAACTCCTGAAGCAATCTTTTTCATCTTAGCTAAAGGAAATGATTTCTTTGGATCAGATAGTAGGATGTGATCATTTTTCTGATCCCAATCTCTTTGTGCCATTTTCTGTTTCTTGCGATTAGCATAACCAAACGCAGTAACTTGAATGGTGTATGATATTGTTTCAGAGTTAGAAAGTCCGCCTTTCTCTTGCCGACCGAATAGGTACGCAAGGGCATCAAAGTCAAATGCTATCTTACCATCAGCAGTTTCAAATCTAACTTGGATACCAGCATGGGATGGTGCGTAATCTCCTACACCATCCATAACTTTAACAATAGCATTAAAGTCATGACCTAAGTGTTGTTTAAAGTAGTCTTTAAATGCCTGTACATCAAACTTACCAGAGATATCAGCAGCAATGTCTTTTGCTTTTGCTTGCCATCTAGCTTTGTTTTCGGCTTTATTATATGTATCAGTGCCACCTTTAGTTTCACCCTTTAGGGTTTTCCATGCAGCATTGACTTTCTTCATAACCTCAACATCACCACCTTTGTCAGGGTGATGAATCATAGACATCTTTTTGTACGCTAGTTTGACATCAGCTGCACTGTAGTCACCAGTCAGACTAAACAATACTTCTGATTCTTGTTTAGTTAGTTCTGTTAGAAATGATTTAAACGATTTCATGTTATTTAATCTCCGTAGGTAGGGGATATCCTTTATGTTCAATATCAGTTTTAATCAATGCAATGATATCAGTTTTATGTGCTTTCCATAAGAACTTTGGTGAGGACATTGCTTTCCAAATATCAGACCAAGTTAGAATATCTGCTGCTTTAAATGTTGGTCCCAATAAAACATCAATAACAGATTGTGGATCTTTAGCAATAAATTGTCTTGAAACTTCTTTACCATTCTTTAAAATCTTATCTTTCTTACCTTTCTTGCTGAATGATACATCATGTAAACCAGAAGCAAAATGTAAAAGTTTACGTTTCCACTCAATATCATTTCCTGATCTTCCCGCAAAATGTGATATTGCTGATAAAGCAGAGTTACGATATAATCCTTTGAAATTGCTTTCCCATTCAGCAGGAGAATAAAATATCCATTCAGACCATGATAAATTATCAGATAACATTAGATCAACTTGAACTCTATCACCTTCTTGTAACCCATCAATGTTCACGATAGGGTACGCAAGCGATACAATGCCTATACTAGAGAGGTCACGAACCGAATCAGAGACTTTACCAGCAGCACTAAGGACACCCCTGAAAATCGCTTTAGGATCGTTTGTCTTGAACTTCTTACCAAGTGATTCGATAAACACAGCCATATCAATATCACCAGAATGTCCACCAGGTTTCTTCTTTCCTGTAGAACCTAATAGTCTAATATCATCAGTAGTTAAACCTAACAACGGTAATAGTTTTTTATAGATATCTGCCATTGTGGCAGCAACATTTTCTTGATTGATATGTGTAACGTTCTCAACGGCATTACCGCCTTCAACGATAAATTGTTTAAATGTAATCATAGTTAATAGTCCATATTATTGCTAATGTTTATTGTATTTATATATAAAAGTATCTTGAAATAAAAGAGAATTGATATGAAATTACCAGAAATAAATGAGGTATACAATGCCCTGAAATCCTCAGCAAAGAAGAGAGGCATTGTATTTACACTTGAAAAGTCTGATATGTATGACTTGGATTATCCGTTAACCTGTCCAGCGTTAGGGATACCATTAGCATTTAATAAAGGACAATCGCAAGATAATTCTTACTCTTGGGATCGGATTGATAGTTCACGGGGGTATGAAGCAGATAACTTAGTGATAATTTCCAATAGAGCAAATCGAATAAAGAATGATGCTACCCTAGAGGAACTAAAACTAATTGTTGCTTTTTATGAGAACCTTATTGATTCACTATAGTATTGTGTGGTTTAAATAATCCACTATAAAAAATTTCATATTCTTCTATTTGTGCTTCCATTTCAGAAAGTTTATTTATATAATTACCTTCCATATAAGTTGCGACCATAGAATTCACTAAACGTCTTGATAACCCAAAATCTTCTTTTAGGTTATCCGCAATTTCTTTCATCAACTCTTTTTCTGAATCCATCCGAGTTTTACAGTCGGATAATTCTTTTAATGCACCTCTAATTTTATCCTGATCCTTTGGGTTAGATGGTAGTAAAGCAATATCTTTTTGGTTCATTATTTCTTGACTCATTATATATTTCCTATTTATTAACAGTAGATAAAAGCGTTATTGTAACAAGTTTTTTCTATATCTGAAACAACGGCAGGTCTAGTATAATCTTTAGTGTAGTATTTTGGATTAACCATCTTAGTCCATTGAGATGTCATTAGGTTAATACTATAATCGATTAGATCTTCTTCGATTTTCAGTTCAAGATAGATTTGCTCTATACATCTTTCAAGTTTTCCTGAAACTTGTTCAAGGGTTACACTTGGATCATTCATAGCATCTAAACGGACATTAGAGATAGCATCTAACATTTCTTGGTATTCTTCTAATTTGTTCATATTGTATTTCCTAAAAAGTAAGACTAATTATAACTTAGTTTGTTCTCAATGTCAACCTTTATTTTACTTTTTATTTTCAAAGAATTGATCTAAGTTCAACTTCTCACCAAATGAGTAATCATAAGTCAATGCATCTGCACAAACAATATTTTTCTCTACAATAGTTCTAAACTCTTCGTGACCACATAACAACCTATCCCTAGTTACCAATACGTTATCTAGCATCAAGTCAACACCATATGTAGTTTGTAGAGACTGCTCAAGAGAACTACCATTTTCAATCTTCCTGATTATAACTTCCCCAAGGAACTGACCATCACCACAACTTGGATCTAGGAATGTCCTCATAGTATCAGTAAACTTTTCAATTGGGATTTTATCAAGAATCTCTCTGACCAAAGGTGTCGGGGTAAACACCTCACCAGTTGACTTGACTCTAGATTTCTCACGGGCAACACCAGACATGTATTCACGATCACGGATATGCTTTATTACATTTTCTATCATATGGGGTTCCTTATTTTCCTTCGATTAGATTTATTTCTTCCTCAGTTAATCCGAACTCAGCATAGATTTCTTCGTCAGTCCACTCTCTATTTACATCTAGAACGGGTATAGTATGTTGTCTTTGAGCAATAAGGAATACAAGTTTTGTATTCCTATAATTTTCGCCAATGTATTGAAATAATTTCGATGTATTCCATAGATCTCTAATCTTGGTCAGTTCTTCTACACCACCTGTGATGTAAAAATAAGCAGGGGAAACTTCTTCTGTTGTTATCAGCAAGTTCTTGTCGGATACACAGAACTTCTTGTAGTTGTTCATACAAAGTTTCAACGAGTTATCGATCACCTTGCTAGAATACATAACCTCGTGTGCTTTACTATTCCATATAACAGGGATAGGGTGGGATTCTGATTGTATAGAAACAACGTCAGACTTCCTTCTACCTTGCCTCTTTATGGTGTATCTAGAGTGATCGCTATTGATAAACTTGCTGACGATACTATCTCGAGTCGTTGATTCTAACATCATACCAGCTGTATATTGTACAACCTTTGTTTCGCCAGATGCCATCACGAACGTTGTAGGATCCTTAGATATCGTGTTTTTCAATCTCCAAGAACATATCTTCACCCCAACATTGAAATGCTTATCGGTGGTTTCATCGTAACTGATAAATGCTTTTTGCTCGAGTATCTTTTGAAGTTTATTAGTGGTCTTGTTTACGATCTTGTTTGACAACGATCCTTGCACGATAGTCCGAGGGCATATAAACATTATCTCACCACCATCTACCAACAATCCTTCGATACATTTGATCGCAATGACATTCCATAACTTTATGTTATCTGATGCTCCTTGATACGGTGGATTTCCTACTATAACGTCAAATTGCATATGATCTAGTTCTCCTTCTAATAACTGTTGTACTGTATATAGTGTCGCTTGAGGCATGTAGTCGCCCATGATTAAATCTGCTTCCTTTGCCACCACCACAATCAGATTTGACTTATCTTTGTATTCATTGTATTTCTGTTGTAACTCACTTAGAAACACTTGGCCACGGTAAATCAACATCACATTTTTCATAATATAGGTCTCTCTCTGTTGGATTATTTATTTTATATAGATATTATACTATAGAATATCCTATAAGTCAACCTTTGTTTTAATCTTCAAGACCTAAGAAAATCTGTATTTTTCTAAGTGTCACAACTTCGTTTTGTGATTCTGCATCTTGGAAGATACGATCAACAACCTTTTTATATGCTTCATTTTCCAAATTTCTTTCAAACACTTCTTTATCAAGACGAGTGTGTTTTTTCCAAGATTCATTACTCACTGTATCAATCATATCCAATGAGACAATATTGAAATATTTTTTACATAACACTGGAAGAACTTCAAGAATAATTCTCATTGTTTTGATATATTCTAATCTTTGTTTATCAGACAACACAACTTCTTTCTTTTTATCGTCTTCCTTTTTTCCTTCTGAGATTTTTGATTCTGGTTTAGTCGAATCAGATTTGGTGATTGCTTTCGATTGTCTTGTAGATTTACCAATCGATATATCTATTTCAATGTCAGCATCCCATAATTTGGCATTGATATAACCTTCTTGTCTTGTCACTTCCATCAAACCATCGATCAGTTCGTTTATATCCAAAGTAAGTTTTTCTGTTGGTCCTTTTTCATTCAGAACGAATGCATTGAAGGTATTGAAATCCTGCCAGAAACGATGACCCTTTGAGATCAAATTATCATTGCTAGAATTTTCTACATTATCGTTTTCGATAAGGAACATATCTTCAGCAAGACCGATACGCTCAAAACTGGCACGGATAATGTTAGCAGAATCCTTTCCTTCTTTCCATGTCAAACAACGACTCATCTTTTGGTAATCAGCAGAGGATATAGCACCGTCTTTGAAAATAACAACACGATCAATCTCAGGGATACTGAACGATCTACTTGCCATTTGGCGGCTGAAGATAACCAATTTACGAGTATCGTTCGACTTGATCATTTCTTTCAATACTTTATTCACATGACGTTCAGCATCATTATTTGAAGTTTCTTTAGACGTAAGCAACATTGTTTTGATAGTGGATGAACGTGTATCACTATAATGTTCAACGAACTGGTCAAGGTGTGTATTGTTTTCTGTATTGATAAAGATCATAGTTGCTTCATTATCAGTCAGATCTAGTTTACAGTTCTTGCCAACGAACTGGTCTACATAGTCTGCTAGATTGCTATGGTGATCAGCATCGGCGAACGATTGTGTGATATTCAATTTCTTTTCATCAGCAGACATTACTAATTGGATGTCTGTAAATTTGCGATGAACGACCATTTCACCCTTAGCCATTTCAATCATATCTGTATAGTTCATATGCCCAAAAAATGTATTTTCTTCGGTGCTTTCTTTACGGATAATCTTGTTTCCTTTGTTGATGTTTGTTCCAGACATTACAACGATTTTGACGATGTTACATTTCTCTTGGATGGCTTTGTGTTTAGCACGACTGTTCTCAGTATGAGCACCCATATCAGCCTCGTCAGTAACAAGGATAACATTGTGATGGCTTTGGATTTTTGAACTAAGATTCGTCAATACCGAGTCATCACCTTGGTATAAAGTCGCTTCAACAATCTCGAAATCATATCCAACATTTTTATAAGAACTTATGAAAGAAGCGTCACTGCCTTTGCTTTTTGAAGAAATTACCAACACAAGGTTATCATACTTTTTTGTTAGTTCTTGGGCATATTCTAGCATCAAATATGTTTTACCGAATCTAGGGCATAGACTCAACAAGTTGTAATACTTATCAGATGATAACATTTTAGATAGAATGGTTCTTTGTGGTAATCTAAGACTGATAACTCTTCTTGCTTTTTTGCCTAGAAGAGAATTAATTGCTTTGTTTTTTGCATCATTTAAACGAGTCTCAAGAGCAGCAAGAAAATCTTTATTTTCAAGCAGACTATCTTCATAAGGCAGATCCAGACTTTCAACAATGTCTTCGATACGAACCCAAGTCCACTCTCCGCGTTTACGGTCTTTTCTTGTATATGCTTCAAAGTTGGGGTATTCGTGAATAACATTACGAATCTTATCGTCAAGTTTTACATCACTGTTGTTATCAACAGATATTTCACTAACAATAATAAGAGTCGAAGTGGTAGACGAAATATCTTGATCTTTTACTCGACCTTTGGTGTCTATTAATGTTTGACCATTCTTTACTTTCAACCATCCTGGTTTTTGCTTTTCAGAATAAGCAAATTCAGTTTCACAAGTGTAAGCATATTGGTAGTTTATTTTATTTGTTTTCATAATATATTTCCAAAGTTTCTCAAAAGTATGACTCATTATCCCATGTATCGACTTCCTTGTCAACACTTATTTTCATTTTATTTTCAAATGCAAGGTTTTAAGGGATTCAAAGGTTTCGTCTCCATCCAGATAGTGTGCCTCAAATTCAGCATCGGCTCTATCGATAGCAATCACGGTATTACGCACCTTTCTCTCGGCAACACGATGTAACAAAGGATCCGCAACATCATTTAAACGAGCAGTGACTTGGCGGCTTCCAAAATGGCGAACACATTTAGCAATATCTTTAAGATGCCCCCCACTCAACACGCTAACGATGAACGCTTTTGAAGGCATATTACGATTACTCCAATCATAAGGCTTTGCCATGCCCAATAACTCGGACAACGATGTGTCACCTGCTTCAGTAGGGGTTGGATAGAACTCGTGCTCTTCTTTATCTTCAGGCTTTCTATAGCGCATTTATCCCCTCTTTCGTTATTCTAACTGAAATCCAATATATTGAACTCTAATTGCTGTCATTATGCGATATCCAACTGGATATCGAAGCCTAGCCATTTTCCGCATAGACCTGATGGAGAGACACCACCGCTATTTCTCATAGTTTCTAAAGAGTTTAATGCTGATCTGGCAGCATCATTGAAATTATCAAATGTGCCTAAGCCTTGGCGTATTTCTTTAGCAGTTGTATAGAATGATACATAATCTACGATAATTCTGATTTTAGTAGTTGCTTTCATGTTATTTCTCACTTTATTGATTTGATGAGTCTATTATACCAGAATCTGCGGGGATGTCAACACTTATTTACCATTTAGACATCTTCTGAGTGAAGTCAATTATCTTAGTTTGTACCTGTTCTTCTGTGAATCGTTGATGGACTTCACGCCAGTATTCTTCTCCTTCTGGTGAAGCATCCCACATAAAGGCACCACCTAAACCAACCACCCTATCTTCATCATCGTGGAACGCTTCGTCCGCGTTAGTCATGAACTTCAGGGTTAGGTCATTTCTGTCTAGGAATTCTAGTAGATCGTTGGGGATATTCATATATTATAGGTTAGTTCTGTGGTGGTGTATAGGTTGTGTGAATGGCATGAACCAATCTATCATGATCAAAACCAACCACTGAGATTTCTGTGAATGTTGTGTAATCGGTATCAGATTCTCCGAATATCAATGTCCGGTATAATGGGATATTATATTTGATATGATGAATTATATAAACACCATCAGACGCTTTGATCTTCAAATATGTCTCAAAATCGTTGGTAATCATTGATACTTTGAAATCGTGTGGCTTGTAATATGAGTATTCTCCATACTCCTCGTTTATTTTTTTAATGATATCCGTTTCAGTAATTCCTAGTTGTTCTGCTGATAGTTCAAACTCTTCGTTTTTGTAGTTCTTGATAATTATCTTCATGGTGTTATGTCCAGTCCGCTATCAGTAGTCCTAAACAATTTACCATCACCATAAAAGGCCTTCAATTTCTTACCATCCCAAGTATTAACAACACACGCGACAGAACGTCCATCCGATAAGTTTAATCCAATAGCCACAATGTAAGCATCAAATCCACATTTGGTTTTGTAGGTTTTGCCTACTATCAATTCACACATTTTCTTTCCTCTCTCTCTCTCTCAAAGTTATTTTTTATAAAAGATATGATTTTCTATTGTTGCAACATACTTTAATGAATTTCTCCATCTTGGTTTAACATTTTTTGTATGATACCACATAGCACCTTTTGAAATCTCGTTTTTTGCTATTATAATATAAAACTCATCTACATTTTTTCGTATAACATGTAATACCTTTTTATTCCTTGCTGGTTTCCATCCATTATTATACCAAGAGAATTGCTTAGGTTGCTTTATAACATCACATAGATTTGTTGGATAATTCTTAGACTTAGATCTATTATTAACCACATCCATTATCATAAACTGTCCAAGTGTAGATTCGGATCTACCTTCATGGTACACATTTAATGCCAGACAATCCTTTTCATTATCAGTAATAACACGAGCATTGCCTATCATCGGTATCAAACATAACACCAAAAATGCTATTAATTTTATATTCATAATATAATCTCAAAGTTATTTTTAAAGGTTTATGCGTTTAAGTATTAATGTGTATCCATCAACACCAGACATCAACCAGAAATATACAAGGGATGCTTCAATATTGTCTGATAAAGTCTTTTTGCAGTCTATATTACTGATCCATACTTTTGTCTCATAGAGGTTGTGTGCCATGTCAGGATCAGCAATCACCACGGTAAGGGTTTTTTTCTCGTGGGTTTCTATTGAATCGTAGGCAATACTAGAATCGGCAAGCCAGTCTGATATTTGTAATTTTAGTGTGTTTTTTGCAGTCATAATATATTTCCAAAGTTTCTCAAAAGTAAGACTAATTATACCTTGTATGGACTTCCTTGTCAACACTTATTTTAAATTATTTTTGTTTCACTAACTTCGATACTCAATGATATGATACTTTTCTTTACCATCTTGGTATGCTTGTATTGCATCTTCTTCATTGACAAAAAACCCCAAGTGCTTATTCACACCATCAACCATGATTCGTGCTTGCCATTTTTGACACTTTTTGTCCCAAGAATACCCCTTTGAATGCGTATTAAATGAATTCTCTTGCTTAGTAACGACTCTCAAGTTGTCAATGCGGTTATCATCTCTTATACCGTTTCTGTGGTCAATGAACATCTTTTCAGGAATGTTGCCGTTATGCATAATGTAAATCAATCTATGTACTCTATGACGTTTAAAGTCTGCGGTCACCAAGGTATATCCATAGATGTCAGTTGTGCCAGCCATAGCACCCTTCCTTGCTGTAGGGGACCTATTAGTTTTATTATACAACTTACCATCTCTGTATTCAAATAGTTCATTCAGTCTTTCTTGACTCGGATCACCTGTGGGAAGTGTCATCTCATTACCTCTAAATGATAGTTTTAGTCATTGGAAATATCTTTGTGATTGCTTTAGCACAAGCAAGAGCAACTTTTTGATGCTCTAATTGTGTCCCGTTAGCACATCTCAATTCGATATAATGTAACCAACTCCTGATCGTACCATTCATATACATTCTTGAAACTGTATTACCTTCAGGAAGAATTGCTCTTGCTTGTTCCTTGGCAATGCCATTACTAATTGCCCAATCATAATTCTCTTTAACTAAACGAATCAACTCCTTCTGTCTTCTATCCCATTCACCACACAACTCCCTATCTTCATTAGGAATAGAGTTTTGTCTATTCTTGGTGTCTTGTAATCGTGCATCACGAGTCACAAAAGCAAGATCAGTAGTAGGATCAGCATATCTCTGAGAAAACTCTTGGAATGAAAATGATCTGTGTCTAAGAATTTGTCGTGCAATATCTCTTGTAGTTTCAATCTCAATACAAGCAGATACCATCTCAAGTGGACTCCAATGCTTGTTCTTGATAAGATAGTTAATAAGTTTTTCTGAGGTTTCATTATTCATTTGATTAGATGGATTAGAAACTCTGGCACAGAATGCCACTAGATCTTGAATATCATTTAACCCAGAATCATCTACCGGTGTTGAATAACTAATTAATTTTACTCTCATACTTTAAACCCCTTGAAATCGTTCATTTTTTTATTTGCATAATTCGCTACTGGTGGTTCAGCAGGTGCTTGTCCCGAATCCATTATACCCTGTGCTGATTGCTCAACATCATATAACTTCATCTTTGCTTTATCTACCCCGACAATGAATCTCTTATTAAGATTAAGATCCGCATATCGGTTCTTCAATTGTTTCACTAGGATTTGATTTAATCCTTCTAGTTCTTCATTACTAATCAATGCAAACATTAAATCTGCTGTTGCTGGTAAACCAAATGATTCTGAAGTATCTGTAAGTTCTACATCAGAACTATTAAACCCTGAACGTGTAACCTGTGTTGCAGAGATAATAGGTACATTAAATTCTACCGCTAAACCTCGAATCTCTTCAGCAATTGATTTGATTAATGTATAAGAGTTAACAGAACCACCAATACCTTTCATTCTTGCCGAAGCACAAATATTAAGATAATCAATAAAAATGATATCAGGCATAAAGTTCTTTTTCAATTGCAACTCTTTTAATAAAGACCTGAAATGCCCAACATGAGCAGAACCAGTTGGATACTGTTTGATCTTCAACATACCTTGGGATTTCTTAGAGATGCTATTAATCTTACTAGTGAATGCTTCTTTTGATATATTCTTAATATCATCTAAGTCTGTATTCAAAAGGTTTGCATCAATACGTTCAGCAATCTTTTCTTCTGCCATTTCCATTGTAATATACAAGGCATTTTTACCTTGTGATATGATAGAACTTGCAACGTGACACATGAACAAACTTTTCCCAGTACCAGTACCCGCTAGAATGACATTTAAACTTTTCTTACTAAAACCACCCTTTGTGATTTGATTGAAGTAATCAAGGTCGATGGGTAATTTCTCTTCGGTTCTATGATAAAATTCGTAACGTTCATCTACATCAGTGAAATAATCATGACCAATGTTTTGATCAAATCCGACTGACAAAGCATCTTGTAACAATTCTGGTAATGCATTTTTGGTTAACTCCTGATCTTTACCTTCAATGATAGAAATAGATTTCATGATAGCAAGATAGATTGCTCTATCCTGACACCATTTTTCTGTATGATCTAGTAACCAATCTATATCAGTTACTTCTTCTTTTCTTGATACTTCTGAAACTATTGTTATAACTTCATGGTACTGTGAATCCGATAGATTAGCACTATCTAATTCAATAGATAATGCTTCTCCGGAGGGCAGTTTATTGTACTTAGAAACAAAGTTTAGAATCTCTTGAAAGATAATGCCGTGATTTCCTTCAAAGTATTCCTTCTTTAAGAATGGGATAACCTTACGAGTAAAGTTATCATTATTAATCAGATTCCGTAAAATTATTGTCTGGATCTCTGTGTTCATGTTTTGTATCACCTATTTTATAATTTCCGTCAGTAAAAGCACTATCTAATACAAAACTTAATATGTCACCCACATAATTATTAAAATCTATATCGGATTCAAGATCCACAGTATCTAAACCGGATGGAACATAGTTAATAGCATATTCAAACTTTAAAGTTGCTTTGGCATCTTTATCCAAAGGTTCTGTAAAAGAAATAGCACCATAACTTAATACTACACCGGTGTATTGACCAGATAGAAGTTTAAATGAATCATATTCAGCATCTTCAATGTAAGATATTTGTTCAAAATCATATTCTGTAATATTATTATTATACATCATTTTCCTCCGTTTGTAAAGCAGTAATATCAATATCACCTAAAATAGATTTATAACCAATAGTGAAATGACTCTTAACGAATGCAGAGAAATCCGTTTCTTCTAATATAGATTTCCAGAAACCTTCGTTCATTGTATCTTTTTCTCTTACCTTCGGATCAAGCAACTCTCCAGTAGATTTATCAACTTTACAATACCAACCATTGGAAGGCTTACCAACATAATTGCCAGCCAGAGCAATATCAAGCAACCCAGAGTAACGCTGTATACCGCCTTCCCAAGAAACTGTAATAGGAATTTTTGACTTCTCTTTAACATATCGTGATTTCTCTACGTTGATTATGAAATGATACCCTTGTATTTCTGTGCCTTTCTTATCTTGTTGTCTACCAATAATCCATACGTTATCCGCACTGTACATTACACCTGTACCACCTGATACAACTGGTTTTGAATACATTTCAAGAGTTTGATATGTATGATTCACGGCAATCATTGGAATATCTTTCATTGTCAGATAAGGAGTTGACATACGAAATAGACCTTTCAATGCTTTTGCTCTTGACATATCAGCGACTGCTTTTTCATTTAAGGCATCATCAAGTTCTTTCTTAGATGCTAAGTTACCAAGTGAATCAATTACAACAACAACTTTATCTTCTCTTGTAATCATTTCTAACTGATTGATTAGATCAAACTTCAACTCTTCTACGTTAGTAATGGGTGTATGTAAAACTCTTGAAGTATCAATATCGAATGATTGAAAATATGATTGTGGTGAACCAAACTCTGAATCATAGAACAACATAACAGCATCAGGGTATTTCTTTAGATAAGCAGATGCCATTACTAACCCAAAACTTGTTTTGAAATGTTTAGATGGTCCTGCTAATACCGTTAATCCTGGAGTCAAACCACCTTCAAGTGACCCAGATAATGCAACGTTGATCATTGGTACATCAGTTGGAATCATATCCTTATCAGTAAATAACTTTGATTTTGATAATACTTCTGTAGATTTTAGTTTAGAATTCTTTTTTAGTTTGTCCATGATAGACATACACTTCACCTCTTTATTTAATTAATAATAAGATTTATTATAACACACTTTCGATTAAAAATCAACAGTTTTATAATTCACTCCTGCCTCATCAAACATACGTTTAGACCAAGACCATTCTTCATCCCAATTAGTAGGAGTATCCTTATATAACATAACAACATTCTTTATGCCTACTTGAATAACACCTTTAGCACAACTAGAACAAACAGGTAATCCATAAACATATAAAGTAGCACCATCCAAAGATGTTCCAGTAAAAGATGCATTGAATATACAATTCATTTCTGCATGAACCACCATTTTATATTTAACTTCTCGGTTATCATAGTTCTCTGGGTTATCATTAACTCCTCTCGGAAATCCATTATATCCCTGAGCAAGAACTTGACCTTTAGATCCAATCACAACCGCACCGATTTGTTTAGACGGATCTTTGCTCCAAGTAGAAACCTCTTTTGCTAATTTAATATATCGTTTATCCCATTTCATTCATTCACCTTTTACATATTTTTATAAATAAATTCTATTGCACCTTCTGCTTCTTTATTAAGTGGTCTATTACCATACCATCCACCAGTTTCCACATCTAATTCTTTACATAATTCTGCAATTTCCATTGCTGTTATTGGATACTTCTGTTTCACTGCATTACCCGCAGTTGATACCATAATCTGATACATTTTATGATACCACCCAGTAGAACTAATTGTCCTATATTCAGCAACTAATTTCTTATTGATAAATGGACAATTTCTATATGAATTCCATGATATAGTTCTATTATCCATTTGATCCTTTCTATGTTGTAAAATCATCTCCTGCATACTACTTGGCAATCTATCAAAGAAGTTATTACCCTTTGGTACAAGTGTAGGATGTTTATCTATTAAAGCATAAGGATCAATATACTGACCAACATTAGTAAATATAAAGTTATTAGCATTTTTATAATCAGCAGGTACATAATACATTCTAGACAGATCTTTAGTTTGTCTATCTCCAATAGATTCCAATTCACTATTCAACGCATACCAAAATGCTTTTATCTTTGATGCTTCTACATGACATTTCAAAGGGAATATCAATCTAAACTTTGGAAACTCCTTTGTAGATGATGCTGTAGAATAACACACATAATACCAATCACCATACTTTTTTGCTAAGGTTTCTTTTAGATCACCTTCAATTTGATGATCATCAACATCTACTGCTGCCCAACCACACCAAGATATAACAGAATCATTCTTTCTGGTTGTATCTTTTTTAAATGAAGCAGGTGAAATCAATGGTGCATTTCTTTTACCTACTCTAGGGATATTTGATAACTTATATAAGAACTTCTCGAACTCTGGGAAGTCAGAGAAGTTCATTACCTTGTCAGTTTTGTTGTCGAAAATTGATTTAAATAAAGTTAGGGATAATGCCATGATTTCCTTCATGTGTGGGTGAAACCCAATTTTCAGGTTTGACCATATCAGGTAAATTTAATGGGTTGTATCTTGTAGGATTGACACCAGGAAGTTTAGTCATATTAGCATTATATACTTTATCCCATGCTACATTAGCATCAACACCCATAGTATCTAAAGTAACAAATGCAAACACCAAAGTATCAATAAGAGCATCAACAACTTCTTCAGCATCTCTAGTATTGATTGCTGTGTATAGTTCATCAACTTCTTCTTGAATTTGTGTTTGTCTAAACTTTAAATATTCATTCATAATTGATTTGAAGTGTGTAGGATCACCTGCCATTTTATCAGCAACCCATGTATCCACACCAAACTTCTTATGCATATCTTTAATATCTTGAACCAAATCTTTACTCATTACCACTCTCCACTCTAGTCATACCCAATAAGACACGAGCATCATCTCGTATCTCTGCTGTTACTGCTAAACCATACATATCAGGGTTTAATAGATTTCTTAAAAATCTTTCAACTTGTTCATCCAACATAATATCCTCCACTCTCAAAACATTAACTTTAAGTTAAATCTAAGTATAATCCCAGATAGAACAAACCAAATGAACATAAGTTCATGCTCAAATGTTATTTCTATTTTACCATTGATTCCCATTTTAATCAACATAAATCTACATAATATAGTCCATAAACTAGACCACCGATGCCAACTAATACCATTACACCATTAGTTACTATCATTGCGGGTTCTTTCCATCTGATAGAAACAATTAACCATAAGATACCACCACACACCAAGATAAGCGGACCAAGTGGATAATAACCCATAGAATTGAATGCTGTACCAATAACCAAAATTACTGTAGCACACCATTTCAGATAAAAATTCAAATCATACATAACAAACTCCTTTACTCAATTTATACTTAATTATACTATAAGATGACCTTGTTGTCAACTCTTTTTATTATTATAACACACACACACATATATATATCTTTATCAAGATTCTGCCTTATAAATAGGTATTAGACCCAGATTGGGAAATAACTATGGAGAATATAATATGAGTAAAAAACGACTAATGACTTTTGAATATGACAATATGCCAATCATGAGTCCTGTGATTATAGACACAAAGGGTCACGGATTAATTAGAGCACTTTTGTGTTGGGTAATCACATCAAGAAAGTGGAAGATAGAAGATGATTGGTTATATTATATTGATGGTGTGCAACATGTAGTAGAATCAGGATTTGTGTTTGATGGTGCTTCTGTCCCTAAGTATTTTAGAAGTTGGTTATCTCCTATGGGTATTCTACTCATTCCTGGATTAGTGCATGACTGGGGTTATTACTATGCTAGTTTAACTGTTGTAGGTGTTGATAGTGAACCTAATGTTAATGTAGACAAGACTCAAAAAGAAATGGATATTATATTCAGGGACATTGCAATTCAAGTAAATGGGTTTCGTTACATCAACAAGGTTGCATATTATGTGCTAAGATTATGTGGTTTCTTTGCATGGAATGGTCATCGTAGAAGAGAAAAGAAAGAGTTAGATCAGGAATCATAGATCCATATATAACTCATAAAATGGAATAATTAAATGGCACATAAAGTATTACAAGAAGATTCAACATATAATCAGTTTGATGGTGATGGTGATGGGATTATAAGTGATGAAGAAATGTCAAGAGCTGCGTTAATGAAGAAGATTGAGAATGAAGATAAGAAACAAGATGCTCAAAGAAATATGGCATGGTTTGCTTTGTTTGGAATGTTGTTATATCCGTTTGCGGTTGTTCTTGCTGACTTTGTTAACTTGAAGTCAGCAAGTAAGACATTAGGTGATATGGCACCAACATATTTTGTATCAGTTGCTGCTATTGTTATGGCATTCTATGGTACACAAGCATTTATATCTAAGAAGTAACTAAAATACTTTACTTTTTATGGTGTTATGCCTGAAAAGTAAAGTATTCCATCTACCAAGTAATCCTTGGTAGATGCTAGTAATCATATGTTTGTGACATTAACATTTTGTTATTTTCATATCCAACCCTCTTGTTCGATGTCGAACCAGTAGCAGCCAAAAGATTCATCGACTGTCTCCATATTCATTAGTCGTTCTGCTTGTTCCTCAGTTATGTTGATGTTTGTCTTTTGTAGCAACACCTCTTTAGTCGGCATCTTTGACCAGATTCCTATGACAACATTAGTGCGGTCATAATTATCGTCTTCGGTATATAAGCAGTAAAGGTTCATAATATATTTCTCTAATTTCTCAAAAGTATGACTCATTATCCCATGTATCGACTTCCATGTCAACACTTATTTTAAATTAATCCCACAATGAAGAGTAATATTTACCGAACAACCTAAATCCGTTTTGGATTCTATCCTTGTATTTGTTGATTCCATCCCAATCATACTCCAAGGTGTGTTTGGGTCCATGATCTAATATTTTAAGCGTAGAACCATCATACGTTTCATCAGTATCAACCCAAACATAGTCAGCGACACCAGTTGTAAATTGCCCCATCCAATCATCTTCATCTAGTTTAGATCCAAAAGCAAATATCATTTCATCAAGACACCATTCCCACCGTTCAAAGAAGAACTCATCGGTATCCCATGCATCATTACACCTAGGAGCATTCATAGATTTCAATCTATCAGGAACGTCACACTCATCAACTGCCGGTGCTCCATGATGGTTATCTTTGAGTTTAACCAACATAGGATAAATAATCTTTGCTAACGTATAATCAGCAGACCACACATCATGATCATCTATCTTGATATATTCTATTTCAGGATGAATGAAATCTAACACAGATTTTAACCCATTACAAGTTGCTGTTAAGATTTTTGGTGGTTCATCCTCGAATGCATCATAATCCTTTCTCCAGAAGAAGAACTTCTCCTTTATTGTATAAGGAGAAATCCAATGATTTCTAGGTTTCCCCATAAATACTTTCATTCTTCTTTCCTCAGTGTAAACGATCCGTCATTATTATCTGTCCAAACTATTGAATCCCCCTCAACCAATTTTAATTCCTTTACTATAGCATATGGGAGATTAAACTTCAAATCCATATACTCACTAATTTCATAAACTTCAGTTGTGTATGTTTTCATAATATATCCTCTATTTTCACTACCTTAACTATACCACTAGACATCAATTCCTCCAAAACACCTGAGATATTGAAACGAATAATTTCACTACCCTTTCCAACTTTATAGACAGAACCAGAGTACCCGTGAATTTCATAATGGTGTTCAGTTGTGACAATTCTTTCAATACCAGAATTCAATCTCCAAGTATCACCGTCAAGATATCCACCACTCCATCCAGCAAGAACTTTATGGAAGGTATTGCCTTCATGTTCAACTTCTAAGATTATCCAGTTATCTGGTTCATATAAACTTCTCATTCCTTAATCGCCTCCGTGAATAGGGCATTCACCATTCATAATAAAATATCCGGTCCCAACACGCTCATTATTATCCATAGTTGGACATTCACAATGTGGTGCTATAAACCAGTAAGACATCCATTTAGTACATTGTTCATCAAACTGTTCATCAGAATCAAAGTCTGATCTTTTGATAAACTTCCATTGCAATTGCATTTCAACTTCTATGGCACTAATCTCCTTTGCAAACTCTATCAAAGCAGACACACCATCCTCTGTTAATGGGTCACATTCTTGCATATCATTAAACACTTGTGACATATCAATGTACAACTCGGATAATGTTTCAAATTCATCAGAGGACAATCCTTGTGTCTCTGCTAATGCTAGTGATGGTTTGAAATTGTATTTTTTATTGCTCATGTTTAACCGCCTTGATGTGATGTAGGAGATGCTTGAGGGTTTCTTGGAATAGATCCGCACCACTCAGAACCATCATAGCATATGGGGAAATAAACAAACCAAGTTGTCCATGTAGTAAAGGGTTGTCCTTCCTCCCCACCAAAACCATTATCAAACTCTACATCCAATTCTTTCTCGGTCAAAGTTGAAATATAGTTACCATTGATGTCATCATCTTTATTCTGTAACATTGCACTATTAATTAGTTTTCGCCATGTTGTCATAATTATATCCTGTTCAGTTTATTCTACACATAACTCTTCACCCAGTCTACAGATGCTACCTTTACAATAGTGGGGTAATCTTTAAGGTAGAATCCTGTACCCGCTGATAATGAATTGAAATCTATTAACTTCTTATGTGGATGGTCAACATTATCCCATTCATCAAATAATCTCTTACATAAGGTATCATATTCAATATCATCTAAAGGTGACTCTAAGTGTGAATTATCTACATAATATATATAAGAACTCATCAAATAATAAGAAACTAGTTGATTTGATGATAGTCGATTTATATTTGTCATATCATAGTTCCTGTATTTCTCAATTAAGTAAGACTAATTATACCTTAACTAGTCTTAGATGTCAACACTTTTATTGTATTAAATTCATCATTATTCCCTTACTCCACTTATTTTAAAAGAAGTCATCAAGTGATACTCTAGATTCTACACTCCAACCAACAGCATCTAATATTGGTAAAATAGGAGCAAGAAAGGTTTTCTCAAATTGTAGTTCATAGTCTATATACTTCTCCAGTCCAAGTTCTGGTGGTAAATAATCAGGAAATGCTATAACATTTTCCTTAATAGGATTAGGCATTTTCATATAACAGAACTTAATTTTTTCACCATTACCAATCAAAGGATATTTAGATTTTAAACCTTTAGCGATAACATGATGATTATAAAGAACCGATCCTCTTACATGAATTGGTGTTCCTTTCTTATAGATAACTTCAGAATCTTTCCATTTAGTAATATCCGATACACCTCTAGGAAATGATATCTCTTCTGGTTTGAATGTTAAAAATTGATTCTTAAACTTTGCTATGGTGCTCTGAGTATTCTCTTCTGACCCTGTGATAATAACTTTAAACAGATCTTTTAGAGCAGTTCTACATACTGCTGGTGTAGAAGATTTGATTGCTTCAATACCCATAATCTTTAACTTAGGTTCTTTATATTGTACACCTTCATTATTATGGACATTCAATATATACCTTTTCTTTGCTGTCCAGATACCACGATCAGCAATTGCTTCTCTTGACATTTCCATTCTAGGTACAAGACAATTGAACTTCTCAAATAATCCAGCATAAGTTCTTTGCAACATAGGTTCAAACTGATCTCTACAGATTTTATCAATTGCTCCTACTGGATTGTTATCACCCACATATTTCTTCACCAAAGGTGCAAAGTTTACATAGACAGAATCTGTGTCAATAGCAATAACATAATCAACATCTTTAGTGCCAACTATCTTATTCATAAAAGCATTAACAGCTCTTTCAGCCAATCGAATAACCATTTGACCTGTTAACGTAATCCCTTCAGCAATTCTTAGATCATAATACTTGAAATATCTATTACCGATAGCACCATAAAGAGAGTTCATAAGAATCTTAATTGCCATCTGTTGATTCTCATAGATAGAGATATCACGTTCAACACGATACAATTCCTTTTTATTATCTTTGGGTATTGTTTCCTTTTCTTGTTGAGATGCTAACATCTTTTTCTTGATCAACTTTCGTTCAGCATAATATTCTATAATGATTTTAGGTAGAATGCCTTGTTTATCTTTACGAAAATATACACCATTAGTTGCTAGAGTATAATCTGGATTTGTATTATAAGCACCATCAAGACACATATCAGGTGTTAAATCTCTTCTATCATTATCAACAATAGTTTCGGGTGACATATTCCATTGTGCAATAATGTTTGGATAGAGTGAGTTTAAATCGAATGATACAACCCATTCATGTAATCCAACCATTGGCGATTTAACATAACCACCTGGATAATCCTTCTTGATATTATCTTTAGTCGGTTGAGATATAATACCTTTCTTAGAGATGTCACGATATATAATGGATTCCCAGATTCCAGTGGTACCTAAGATATCAATGTAATTTACACCACCACGATATGCCATAGTAAATGCAAGGGTAATTAATCCCAACTTATCTTCAAGTCTATCCACAAGTTCTACATCTTTAATGTTATATTCAATGAACCTTTGATAGTTATTGAGATATAACCCTTGTAGATTTGTGAATTCATCAAAAGAGATTTTACGATCTCCAAGTACTGTATGTGCAATATGATCTAACTTATAGGACTCTTGAGCACCATAGGAATATCCAAGTTTCTTAAATAAATCAAGATAATCTAATTGACTAACACCAGTCAAATCAAAATATTGGGTTTCTTTGTTCATCTTTGTTACTGTACGAGGCGAAACTAAACCCCAAGGGGATAACTTCTTAACATAAGATTCATCTAATATACGAAATATTCTATTAACAAGGTAAGGTATATCAAAGAACTTAGAATTCCATCCTGTAATCACATCAGGACAATTATCAGGTAATGCCCAATGTGTTAAGAATTTACTTAATAAATCTCTTTCATCATTACAGTTCACATAGACTACTTTGTTTTCACAATTAGATGAATCAAATTCCCCCACACCCCAAGTATAATATATGTTATCAATATTGTTCTTTAGAGTAATTGCCGTGACAGGATATAAAGCATCTTCTGGTTTAGGGAAACCTTCATCAGAATAAACCTCAATATCAATAGTAGATACATTAATCATATCTCTATTATATTCTATATCATCTGGAAATTTATCTTGAATAAACTGAGAAATAAAGTTAGAGTTACCATAAAGAGTATTATCAGCACCAGAAACACCATCCCACCGATCTTTATAATCTTTGACTTCTCTCATGGAATGGAATTGTATAGGCATAACCTTTGTACCATCAAATGCAACAGCAGTACCATCAGGATCTTTTTGATACATTACCGGAGCAAACTTTATTCTGTCTTGAAATTTATAACCGTCTTTGTATCCACGATAGAGTAGTTGATTGCCGTAACGACTGACATTGGTATAGAAAGTATTCTGCATTGATTCCTCACTTGTTCATAATATAGGTATTATAACATACATTTTATTGTATGTCAACAGGTGTACAAAAGGAATGTACACCGTTTTACATTAGTTCTTTACACAATAATACTTGGAGTTGGTGCATAGATTTTAGAGAAGAGTGATTTATATTTTTCGACTAATCCCTCAACTGCTGTTGTGACAAATAGAACATGCTCTTTTTTGATTTCCGTGTCATCATTTTCAATGGTGGAATAGGGCATGAATGCCATTAAACCAATTCCATTTTCTGATGGAACAATAAGCATAGGTTCTTTAATTATCCATCCAGTGTCTGTTTCAGTTGCTTCACAAAGGATTTCTTCGTGACTTAGTAATCTTAGTATTTTTATCATAATTTAATTTTAAAGGTTAATTCATAAAAAAAGGGAAGATTGCTCTTCCCTTCGAGGTAGTATTTTATCTATCTATAAATTGGTTTTATTTAGATTCGGTTAAGAACTGTGCTTTACCAATAGGGATAGATTTGGGTTGCATTTCTTCAGGAACAATAACATCTAAGGTAATAATTAAAATACCATCAATAATATCAGCCTCCGATACTTCAACATAGTCGGAAAGTCTGAATTTCTTATTAAATTTCTTAGTAGAGATACCTCGGTGGATATATTCAAACGATTCATCATTTGATTTATCTGAATCGCCAGAGATAGTGAGGGTACGATCTTCAACAGATATAGACAGTTCGTCTTGATTAAATCCTGCAACAGCAAGTTCAATCTTATATTTTGTTTCAGATATCTTTTTAAGATTATGTGGTGGGTAATGATTTTCGGAACTTCTTGTAATTGCTTGCATATCTGATAAAAGACTATCCAAACCAACAAAAGATGAACGTGGGAACATTGTGTTTAATTGTGTCATAAAATGACCTCCTAGTATTAAGCAAGGGTTATAGTAAAATGAATCCAGACAATCTGCGATTCAAGTTTATTTATATCAGATTAATTTCTTAGTAAAATATCAACTATTATCGATCCAACAGTATCATGATAATGTGGGTTATGTCGTCTATGATAATTTCTATGATAATTTCCATTATAATTATACCTCACAACATGTCTATGATTATGATGATTATTATGTTGCTTTCGTATCAAATATTCATTCCAATTTTTATTAACCATATATTGACTTTCAGTGTAATGTTCATGGTGTGCTAGAACATTAGTAGAAAATATCAACATAAGTATTGTAAGTGTTTTCATCATATAGCCTCCAAATAAATTCTATTACAAGTTAAATCAAACATACTTCGAGTTTTCATGACCCATTTACTGGCATCATGGCCGTTACAAAAGTATGCCTGACAAACCCCATTAATAAAAACTTTATATCTAAATTTCATCATGATTAACAAGAAAATGAAAAGGATGATATTGTATTCAATTTATATCCTCGTTCTTTAAGATATGTAACACATTTACGTTTTGCATTTTTTAAAGTATAATCAGAGAAGTATACCTTCTCATCTTCTGGAAGGTATACTTTAAACGTTATTACACCGTTCTCATCAATCTTTTCTGCATTTACTAATTTCATAATATATTTCCTGTATTTCTCAAAAGTAAGACTAATTATACCTTATCTAGTGCTAGATGTCAACACTTATTTTTAGAATATTTTTAAAAATTGTCACTATCCAAGTAATAATTGATATCGAAGAAAGTAGTAGTAGTAAATATTTAAACATTTCAGTTTTCTATAGATATTTTCCTAACTCAGATTGTTTTTCAAGTTTTAGTATCTGTTTCCATATTTTAAGTTCTTTAGATTTATCAATTTTAGAAGAAGCAAGATCTTCGTCACTTAACTCTTCTAATGCTGAAATGATACTGAACATACCAGAAGAATCATAATAAGCAGATTTCACAGAACTAAGATCTGGAGTTTTAGCCTCTTTTAGAGTTTTAATTGTTTCTTTGTACAACATTATTGTTCCTTTTTAATTTTTAAAGTAAGATTCATTATAGCATGGTGTTGACTTCCTTGTCAACCTTCATTTTTCAAATAAATGAATTATTTTGAAACACATCCAGCAATAGCAGGACCGAAACCATCACAGTATACTAGAGGCACTTGTCTGAAATATACAGCAGGAGCAGGATCAACTAACTCTAGTGTAATATCCACTAAACCTTGTACACCTATAGCATCAAGGGACTCATCCACTAATACCATCAATGCACAATCATCAAGCAGATATGCTCGGTTAGTGTCAATCTCACTTTCTATCGATGTAAAGTAAACACCCGTTAGACTGTCTACATTGTTGCATCTGTATTCCCAATAATATTGAGACTCAGAGTCTGGACTTACAAAACCCGATCCAGTTGTGTAGTGGTTAACTTTGGTATGGTTAGCACTAGCAGATGCTATTGATAGTGCAAGTAGTAGTGTTACGTGTAATATTTTCATTCTTAATGTTCTCGATTTTAGTTTAAAATTGGACTTTTAGAAGTCCGTTATTATAATATAGATCATATCAGTTGTTAAGGGTTATTTAAATCACACCAAGATTCTTTTTTCTTGCCATAATATTCACGAGCATAACCTTTTTCTAGTAACATCATTCTAAGACTTTTACCATCTAGGAGGATATCACCCAAAACTCGTCCTCCATATTTATCCCATTTTATAATAGCGACTCGTTGAACTTTACTTTCTTTGATCATTTTTTTAGTGAAGTTGCTTGCTTCTTCACCATGCCGTGCTTCGGTTTCGCATTCTGCTCTCCAACTCTTTTCAGGAGTATCAACACCAAACACTCGAATCGATAATTCTTGTTTCAATGGTGCGGGTAGAAAGTTTGCTTCAAATGCAACAGTATCTCCATCAATTACTCTTGTGATTTTGTAGTCATATATAGCAGCAACTTTCTCTTTAGCAAATGCCAAAGGATTTATCACTAGTTTCATAACTATCATTAATCCTAGTAATATTTTTACACTTCTCATACCGTACCCACATTTAAACGATTTTAACCTTTATAAGTCATTGATTACTAACATGAATAATAGTGCTATTTTCACTTAATATTGTTATTGATGCAATGATACCTATTAGTTCTAGTTATAATGCATTTTAAACGATTATAATATATAACATGTTGAAACTATTGTAGTTTTATTACAAAGTAACCCAACCGGTTTCAGTTAAAACCTTAACAGGATCATTAGTTTCTATCCAGACTCTAGCACCACAAGAAAGTGGTTTATCTTTACTATAAACAACTTTCCCATTAATAAAATCTGCTTCATACCCATATATATTATCTTTATATGTTTTACAGGTAATGACAGGATTATTTTGATCCCTGTTATTATTAGATTTTATCACATGTTGGTTGATATGTATTATACGTTTCATAATTAATGAACAGTTCCTATATTATATTTTGGACTTAGTTCCCATTCAGATTTTTCTTTATGTGATATTACTTTGATTTGTCTTAGAGGTGCAACATCAGTAGCAGTGGCAGGGTTTACCATAGAAATCAAACCCCAATCTGATAATAGTGTAGCAACTGTGTTACGTCTTTGTAAATCATTCACGGATAGATTAGATGGTTTAGCATCTAAAATAAACAATTCTTTAAAATGAACAATGAAATATCTACCTTGCTTATGTAAAATATGACAAGACTGATATAAGATTTTATCTCTTCTTGAAGCAACACCAATACGTGTTAAAGTTTCTCTAACTTTCAAAAAATCATCTGGTTCATTCAAAGTGATTTCCAGCATCATCTCTGGAGTCCAATCCTGTACTTCTGTATTATTATTTTCCACCTTTAAATATCCTTAATTTCAATTCATCAATTTGACTATTTGATAGAAGCGGAATAACCTTTCTTGCCTTATCAGCAGAATAACCATAATATTCCATAACAACTTCTAATGCTTCAGATTCAGTTTCCTTTCCCCATTTAGAGAACCTTTTCCGTTTCCTAATTGTATTTAGGAGGAAATCGAACTGAAGTTTATTATCAAGTTTGTGATATTTATTCATTTCATTGGCATAAAGAATGGTATCATTGAAGTACGATAATGAACGATTTATAACAAATGAGTTATATTCCTTTTCAGTTAACGCATCAACGATAAGATTTTTTTTGGTTTTGTTAATAGCCGTTACAAAATCATATGGATTCATATTACTTGAACTCTACAGATGACATGATTTCAGTCATGCAAGCAACCAAATTGATTTCATGATCAGCAACGAATGAATTCTTGTATTGATAATCAGCAATCAATAATACCAGTTGAGGTATAGATTGTGGTTGTATGTATTCCATCATGTTATCGTATAAGTTACGAAAGATTGCTTGAGGTTCTGAATCAATATTATTAACGACCCATTGACGCATTGACTTAAAATCTTTAGTTTTAAGATGTTTCATTAGATCTTTAATATTTGAATCAGATAGATTGACCAGTAATCCTGCATCAATCTTTCCTGTTATAGCATATCTCTGTAGTTCATTTAATACTCTTCTCCAATCAGGAAAATACTTTGTAATAACTTGTGCCACAACTTCGGGTACAAATTCTACATTTTCTTCTTTCAAGATTTGAGTTACCCGTTTGAAGAATTGTCCAGCAAGTTCAGGTTTATCTTTATTGGATATACTAAATTCATATACAGAACATCTTGAATGTAATGGTGCAATGATTTTATTCTTAAAGTTACAAGTTAAGATAAATCTACAGTTATTAGAGAATTCCTCAATGAAACCTCTTAATGCAGGTTGAACAGAATCTGCATTAAGATAATCTGCTTCATCTAGAATTACTACTTTATAACCACCTTGTAAAGAAACAGATGAAGCAAAAGATCTGATCTTGTCACGAACAGTATCAATCTTTCGTCCTTCATCTGATCCATTTATCAAAATGTAGTCTAACCCTAATTCGTTACACAATGCTTTTGCTATAGTCGTTTTACCAACACCAGCAGAACCAGTAAATAACATATTAGGGATTTCACCTGACTTAACGATCTCTTTAAATACTTTCTTAATAGGTTTTGGTAGAATGCAATCTTCTACAGTCCTAGGTCGGTATTTTTCAACATATAAAAACTCATTGCTCATTTTCAAATAACCTCTTTCATTATAAATTAATAGTATACATTATATTGTATATCAAGTCAAGTGTTTCTTTGTTTAGACTAACTCAGTGGCATCTACACGATCTTCTTCTTCTTCAGGTGGACCATCAACACCTTCGGATTCTACTCTTGCTGCTTCAACGAATGCTGAAAACTTATCATATAATGTGCCAACAGCAGTTAATTCGTTGGGTTTAAATGCACCACGTTCAGTAGTGATATTGATAATGGACAACACAGTTTGTAGATCTTGTAATGATAATCCAGCAGGTTGTTGTACTTCTTCTGTCATGCTATACTCCGTAGGTTGAATTCTTTTCTAAGGCAACAAAATATTCCATATCAGAATTTAATGTTTTGAACTTAGAAATAAGTTTTGATGATATTGATACTTCATAATCATCTTGAATGAATTTAAAATTATTTATATTGAAAATTAGTTTACAAGTAACATCGGATACTTCCATATTCTGTACTTCAATATCAAAGGAGTTTGATGTTACATCTTTGGTGTCAGTAACGACAAGTTTAGGGATATCACCTGGTGTACAAGTAAGCACCACATCAGTTACACCTAGAGTAGAACATGCAGTTCGGATATTAGACATATCATCAGCAGTCAATACAAAGGTGACATCAACAGGAGGCATCACAATTTCTTTGGTGGGTGTTGTAAGGATTGATGGACTTGCAAAGAAGTATTTTACTGAACGTCTACCTTCTGATACCCGTACAAATTTCATATCAGGATCAAACACTAGATCTGGATCAGAAAACATATGGATAACACTAAGGAATTCATTTAGG